CACGCCTTTTGCGGCAATTACTTCTCTTAATTTATCTTTTGCTAAAACACTAGTCAACGGCACAGAAAATTCCCGAATACCATCTTTAGGTAAATGCAGTTTCATCCATACCATTTCACCTAGCTCTGGGTCTTCCAAACGTTTAACTACATACAGATCGTTTTCATAGACAAGTACGTCTTCTGATTCTTCTTCATTATCTGGATTAGATATGCCCCGTTTATAGACCCCTCCGTTTTTTCCTCTAAAATAGGGGAAGGGGTACTCGGGGATTTCAACAGTGACTTTTGTTCCAAGGGTATCGTTTTTAACGCTAACAATATTATCTTCTGCAGTTGCTGCAGCGATCTCGGAACCCAAAACAATTGGGGAAGTGATTCTTCCTCTATGAGGACATCCTTCACACCCGTTCGGATTTTTGGATTCAAACTCTGCGCACGAGTGCGGGCCCTTGATATGATCGAGTTTACCTTCTGTAGCCGCGGGTGAGTAGTCGGGATGTTGATCTGAAATACGGTGTATAGCTCTGTCTCTATCGTCACAAAATTTAGCAATAGAAAGCCCTGAGAACCATAATGGTTCTGATACGTCGGCTTGGTGTGTGTAAATATAATTAAGCTGCGCACAACCCTTATCTCCTTTCAGCATGATGTTGGCAAATTTAGAAATACGGTTACCCATCAATGCTCTTGTTGCTTCGTCTAATGGTCTCTTAGTAGCCGGCATTGCGGTCAGCAAATCGACACCAAGCTTTTCTTTAAACTCCTCAAACTTGATTGGTTTTGACATCAGCATTACTGCAACTTTGTACGGCTCTGTCGGGTTTTTAAAATTCAAAGTCTCCGGCACCCGCAAAATACGGGCCGCATCCGCAGTTACTGAAACATCCGCATAAAGTCTTTTAATAGCACAAAGCTTTTTAAGTGCCTCAGCAGTAGGCTTCCAATCGTTGTAAGAAATTACTTCCTCAAGGGGCCAATAGGCGTGAATGCCCCGCCCCGAATTAACGATGCTCGGTCTTGGTAAACCAGTTGCTTCACAAAATTGCTTTAAACCATTTAATGCTATTGCCTGATTTTCATATTCTTTACCTTCCCCACAATCCAAATCCAACCAAAACGACTTAAACCACTTAGCATTCTTTGTAGTCCTACCTTCGTCTGTTTCATATTTAGCACACCCAAAGTATGCGTCATACCCCTGTTCAACCAGACTATCTACTAGGCTGTCTACCTCTTCGACGGTTCCTACAAATTGTTGCTTCGGGTTCCCTTTTTTAAGTCCTACTACACAGTACAGACCTTCTGTGGCCAGCACGGTAGAGAGAAAGAGATTCCTTGAGGTCATACGCTCACATTCTTAAAACAGCTTGTTGTAATAGGCTTACGCCAGTTCTTTTATGTACTTCTCGATTGCGTTTTCTAAACGCCAGTTAGGGCTGCTTCGTCCGCAAAACCACGCATAAACTGCGGTCCGTGAGACTTCAAAATCTGCTGCTACCTGCACCACCGAAACACCTGCTTTGATGCAAGCCCTACCAAGCTTTACCCCTAGCATGTGTCCAGGGGCTGCCTTGTTGGCCCGCACGAGAGAAACTGTATATCCGTGCATAATTTTTAAGGGGTGGAGACCACCCCAACCCTTTCTTATTTACCCCAGTCGTCGAGAATAGCGCTTACATCTTTAGGCGCAGCCTGTTTAGATTCCCGTTTTGTGGGCTCTTTTACAGGGGCGGGCTCTTCAACTTTAGCTTTAGGAGCTTCTAACTTTGCACCGTCTAGTTCAGCTGGGGTTGCACCAATAGCACGTTGTGCATCCGAAGAACTGCTACGGGACTGTACTAAAACAATCTCTTCCTCAGATAAAGGACGGGTTGCTTTAAAGTGTAGTTTAGGAGACGAACTAGCCGTATCAAAACGCATCTCAGTAACTACTTGAGTCACATTCAAACTGTGACCACCTAAGAACTCTGCGTAAGGACGAAGGCCTAGCTTGCCGTTGTCGGTATTCCACAAAGAATTGGAAGGAATAGTCAATTGAAATATCTCGCCCTTTTGATCATTCTCAAGTAACACTGCAAGACGACGACTGTATTTACAAGCACGGCTACCATTGTTACCAGAACCAGCAATGTTCTGTGGGCAGTCAAGGCAGCGTTTAGCCTGTGGGTTTTCTGCTTTTGCATCTGGTGCAGTGCCGTCGTTAGACCAACAGTCCGGTGCAGTAACTGCCTGGCCTTCTACGAATTGCTTTGCGTAAAAAGTACGGGAGTCTTTGGGGGCTGCCGCTGCAATAATGACATTCATTGCACGTTCTTCATTTTGTGCAACCTCTTTGCCATCGACCATCATCCGGAATACACCGGCTTTGATAGAGATACGTTTACTACCACCTGTACCACTTGCCGCTTTCTTAGCACCCATCAGTGCTTTTGTTGCGTCATCCAAATCCGCATTGCGGAGGTGGGCTGGAATACCACCTTTAAATAGAGTCATTTCACTCATTGTTTTCTCCTTAAAATTAATAACAAGTTGTATTGCAGCTACCGCCATAACAACAAGTAGTGCAAACCGTCATCTTGCCGTTAGGTGCTGTTATAGTGTTTGTTGTGCAATTTGCATAAACTACTCCGGCAAATAAAACACCGGCAAAGCCCACTAATACTTTTTTCATTGTTTTCTCCTTATTAAGACGCGCGCGTCACAGTTACTGTGTATCTGCTATCCACATTTAAACCTTCCGGCATAAGATTTGGATGCTCATTGAGAAACTCTTGCATAGCTTTGTTTGAAATACGTTGATGCAACAAATGAAATGCGTCGTGTTCCTTTACAACTTTGTAGAAAGACTCCCAATCGTTAGTCCAAAAATTACGACTAATACGACGGGCTACCCTCCCTACATTTGGAACAGAAATATTACCCCCTGCTAGTTCTACACGAGCCAATAGTTCCTGTTCTAAAACTTCTAATTGTTCTACCAAATTACGCTTTTCTTCTTTGTGACGTTGTTCCATTGCAGCAATGGCATCGCGTACTTTGATATAGGTCTCAACAACTTTTTCTGTGGTTACTTCTACTGTTTCAGTCATATTTATCCTCCTCGATAAAATTTTATTTTACACCTTTAGTTAACATTGTCAAGTGATTTTAACTAAGTAGTTCCCCGTATAAATCCGTGATTCTGGTATGTATGTCTACTTTGTCTTGCAGCATGCGGTATAGTTTCCGCTCTACCTGGCTACCCTGTAAATGAAATACGGTGGTTTTATTCTTTTGGCCAGCACGATGTACTCGAGCGTTTGCTTGTAGATACGTTTCTACAGACATTACTGGACTCCAATACACAATCGTATCAGCTGCATGAAGAGTTACCCCATGACTAGCTGCTTGTGGTTGAATGACAAGGATCTTAGGGTTTTCACTAGTCTGAAATCGATCAAATATTTCGGTTCGTTTACCAGCAGATATGCCCCCATGAATCAGGTCTACCGTATAGTCTTTCTTAAGTTCCTCTGAAACGATCTCAATAGCGTGTCTGTAAGGCACAAATATCAAAATTTTATGGCTGGCCTCATCAATAACTTCTTGCAACACCTTGAGCCGATTACTAGCGTCAAATTCAACAATCTCACCAGTATCCGAATACACCGCGCCTCCAGAAAGCTGGAGTAATTTATTCAAGTTTGCCGCTGCATTGATTGTGGTGATGGCTTCGCCTCCTGCATGGACTAGCATTTCTTTACGCATTAAGTCGTAGTATTTTTGCTGCTGTGCAGTAAGTGGTACGTCTCGAGTGACATAAGTCATCTCTGGTAAATCAAGACATTGTTGTTTGGTAAACCGAATGGCCGGTTGCAGTGCAGCATGTACAACGTTTTCCGCGTTGGGTTTTGGCACCCATCTAAAGTTGCTAACTTTATACATTACTTGATCTCTAAAAGCCCCCATGAATTTAGGTACTTTTTCAGGACTAACCAATCTTGCAAGGCCATAAGCATCAACGGGTGATTGCGCTGCTGGAGTTCCGGTCAACATCCACAACCATGTTTTTTGCGCAATTAAACGAGCTAATATTTTCCAGCGCCGGGTCTGTGGGTTTTTATAGGCGTTCGCTTCGTCAATAACAATTAAATCAAAACCCGCTTTTTCAATATCATCGGCAATGATTTCTACACCATCGTAGTTAATAATGACAAATTCAGCATCGCCATAAACAATACTTTTTCGTTTATCTCTAGCCCCATAGGCTATATCTACTCTGCGGTGCATTGCAAATTTAAAAAGGTCTGCGCGCCATGCGCTATCCATAATAGATAAAGGGCAGATAACCAGTACCCGCTTGATAGCCCCAATCTTTATTAAATAGTCTGCTGCCCAAATTACCGAGCCTGTTTTACCGGTCCCTTGCTCGTTAAAGCAAAACGCTTTGCGGTGCATGGTTAAGAAAGAGGCGGTTGTTTTTTGATGGTCAAAGGGTTTATATATCCCTTTCCAGTCGTAATCTTTGAGAATGGGAGATGGAATGTCTTTAACCCCTAAGTTTTTAAGCACCCTAACTTCTTCTAGGCCCCAATGAATTAATACCTCGTGATGGTCTACATGGGAAGCAATAATTTTGCTTTTAGGAATTACATTTGTAATACGGCCTGCG